GGGCTGCAGTATAGATTCCACACCCTGCTTTAGTGTGTTGATAGCATATCCTGATAACTGAAAGTCAAGCTGTCCATATACAGAATAAGGAAGGGAACCTCTTTGAAGTTCTCCACTTATCATACTCATAAATGCTGCTGACTCTTTCGACATCTCAAGCATACCGAGAGGTTCTACTTCTTCTCCGGTAGCCAAGGCTATCTCTGTTCCTTCTTTATAAGGATCTTCCTCCAGAGTCTTTGTACCGTCTCTGGACTTAACCTTAAGCCCCTGCTTTCTACTTCTGGCTGTAAGTTCCAGCATAGTAGAGAGCATAAAGTTATTATCTTCGTAATTCTTTCTATTTGATTTAAATATACTTTCGCCAACGTCTGCTATAGATTCAGTACCTATAACATCTGACTGTATAAGTGGGGTAGAGCCCACCATGCCTATGAATACAGGCACTCCGTCATATCCGTGCTTGGTTCTTTTCTTTAGAACCTTATCATCCATTACTACATAGTTATCTTCTCTGTCGTAGAAGTCGTATACATCTACGCCTTCGTCTACTCCATAAGCACTAGTATCAAGTTTAATACCGTACTGTTCTTTTATTTCAGTAGAAGTCTTTTTAATCTTATAGCAGGCCCAAGTAAGACCTGTAGACGATTCACCCCAGTAGGTATTGATAGGATCCCACGGAGTTATATCTACAGTTGTAGTTTCCTCCTTATCTTTCATAAGGAGTGCTCTTCCTGCGTACCATCCACGCACTACGGTATACCAAGCTAGCTGATCACGTATTCTTGGAACCATTCTCATGCATAGATTATCATCTGCAGCCTTTAATGCTCCTATAAGAAATCTTTCTTTATCGTTATTTATATCTCTTTGCTCACGGTCATTACCGTTTGCGGGGATTCTTATTATAAGTTCTGAACTTGTCAGGAAACTTATTATCTTATCTGCATACACCTGTGGTTCGTTACTGGTGTAGGACTGATATCCGTCACCTGCATCGTAGGGATCCAGTCTATATAGTCTGTGATCCTCATCCATCCTGTCACGCATAGGATAAGTCGCATCGTGGTGGTCTTCTACAAGGTTTATTATCTCTGTTGGTTTTCTTTTAGCCATTACTTCCACCTTTTGACTTTGATTCTGTCCCTGCCCTCAATATAACCGTAGCCATATCTTTCGACAAGTCCATAAATCAATGCTTTTATACCGTGATTATGTTTATCTTCAGGAGTTTCTCCTACAATATTACCTTCTCTGTCTGTTTTCCACCTGTAAGTTCTGGTCTGTCCGTCAAAAGGTGACGGAGCTGCACCGAATTCGCTTAAAAGTCCTAAGCATTTGTTATTTATTAATATATTTGGTTCTCTTGACAGAGGATCCGGCTTTAAAAATGATTTTAAACGCTCAGTTCCGTCATTTATTTTAACTTTTTCTGAAGAAAGGTACAATCCTGTTTCCTTCATCCATATCTCTGCAGGTGCAGCCATCGCCTGATGCTGATAACCTGCAACGTCTATGACTCCGAACTTAACATCCTTCCACCAGATACGGGATTTACATATATCTATCATCTCTTCTGTAACAAGGCCACGTTCATAGACCTCATCTATGACTACAACCTTATCATCTATTATCTGTATAGCTTCTATAGCATAAGCACCTGCATAACCGGGATCCATCCATAGGTGTACGGGGCTGTCTTCAGTATATTCTATATCTACTACATGCATATCAGCTCTGAACTCAGGAAACACCAGTCCTTTAGGAGGAGAAGGTATACCTTCTATCCTTTCCATAAAGAAACTATCGGATGCTTCTCTTTCAAGCTTTAATATCTCAGGGTCTTCTCTGCCACCGGGGTATAGATGTTCGTTAGTATAGCTCGGAAGCGAGAAACTCTGTTCGTCATCTGACGGAACAGACCATGCCGTATGCATCTGGGGATACCACCCCAGACTGCCCTCGAAAGTCCCTGCTAAGAACAGCCATCCACGCTTAGGAGCACACCTACCACGGAGCCTGAAGAAAGTTTCGAGGTCAAGCTGGCTCGCCTCGCACCCGATGATCCCATTCGGGGCACGCATAGCCAGAGTTCTGGGGTCTTTAGCTGATTTAGTCTCTATCCTAGTGCCGTCTGCGAGTACAATCCTGCCCGGATCTACTCTCTTACTGGCTTCTTTAAGTACTTTTAAATTAGAAAAGTCATCTACAAGGTATTCAAACTCTGCTCTGGTACGTTCATAGTCTGCTGCAACAAGCCAGTACAGTCCCGGTTCTTTTATCTGTATGAATCTGGTTAGTAGATACTTGCTTGCAATCATAGACTTGCCAGCCTGCTCTCCACCTGCTACAAGTATGAATCTCTTTTTACTGTCAAGTATAGGTTTCTGTGCCTTAGTAGGCGTAAACCCAACCTGCTTGTAAAAATATTCCGCTACATTTGTTCCTTCAACCTTCGTCTCCGTTGTCATCGCTTAAGCTCCCGAACTTTTCCTTAAGAGCCAGCTTTCCTTCCTCCCATTCCGATACCGTCTTTGCAGCTCTAGTATTATGTTCAACCTTTTTAACAGTTACTACCGTAGCCTGTGCAGCTCTTCTGAATTCGTTAAGCAAATCTCTGGCTTCTGAAGAACTGTCAGCTATACCCCTGTACTTCTCGGGGTTGTTTGCATTAAGCATAAATATAAGAAGCGTTGGATTAGACTTATAAT